TCCACCGTTGTAGGCGCGTATCGAAGGTGAGTGACATATGACAGATGAAATGCCCACCGAGGCTGAAGACTCTGTTAGCCAAGAATCGAAGCCAAACTGGCGACGTGAGCTCGAGGACCGTGCGAAAGCCGGCGACGAGGCGGTTGCTAAGTTGGCGCAGTTGCAGCGCGAAGTAGCGTTCCGTGACGCAGGTGTTGACCCGAACACAAAGCAGGGTCAGTACTTCATACGGGGCTACGACGGCGATATGACTGCGGACGCTATTCGTGCAGAAGCTGCCGAACTGGGTCTCACCGGACAGCCGGTGCAGGCGCAGGAACCCCCTGTTGATTATGGGGCGGAGCAGCGGATCGCGATGGCGGCTGACGATGCTGGCCCTGTTACCAATCCTGAACTCGATACGCTGATTCGTCAGACGAAGAACCCTGACGAACTGCGAGAGCTGATGGAAGCGCACGGCCACACTTGGAACGCAGCAGTCTGATGTAGCTGAGGTGGGCCTGATGGGAAGGATCCCAGATCATGGCCTACACCCAGGCTTCTTCGGTATCTTCGGATACCACTGCATTTGAACAGCTTGCCTACTTCGCGCTGCGTAGCCAGCCGATGTTCGAGATGGTTGCCGACGTTAAGTCGACCAACCAGTCGCACCCTGGCTCCGCTGTCCAGTTCAACATCTACAACGATCTCTCGCAGGCCACCTCGGCCCTGACCGAGACTTCGGATGTGACCGCTGTTGCCCTTGGCGACTCGACCGTTACCGTGACCCTTGCCGAGTACGGCAACGCTGTCACCACCACGGCGAAGCTGCGTGGCACCTCGTTCCTTAACGTGGATGCTGATGCTGCGAACATCATCGGTTACAACATGGGCAACTCGATCGACAAGATCGTGCAGAACGTCCTTGTTGGCGGCAGCAACGTCTCCTACGGTGGCGACGCTACCGCTACCGGCGAGCTCGCTGCCGGCGACACCATTACGGCGTCGCTGATCCGCAAGGCTGTTGCTGCGCTTCGTGGCGACTCGGCTCCGACGATGGACGGCGGCGTGTACGTCGGCTTCATCCACCCCGACGTGTCCTACGATCTCCGTGAAGACACCGCTGTGACTGACATCATTCAGTACCAGATCCGTCAGGACGGCGCTGGTGTCCGCATGGGCAGCATCGGCACCTTCGGCGGCGTGGACTTCATCGAGACGCCTCGTATCGACCACGGCACCAACGACGGTGCGTCGAACGTGGACGGCTACAACACCGTCATCTGCGGTAAGCAGGCTCTCGCCAAGGCTCACAGCCGTGGCGCTGGCTTCGGTGAGAACCCGTCCGTCGTGTTCGGTCCCGTGACCGACAGCCTCCGTCGTTTCCAGACGGTCGGCTGGTATCACCTGGTCGGCTACGCCCGTTTCCGTGAGGCTTCGCTCCAGCGGATCGAAACCTCGTCCAGCATCGGCGCTAACTGATAAGCGTTGATGGTGTAGTGTGAAGGGGGGTCGGGTGCGTGGCCCGACCCCTCTTTCACGTTGTCTGGAGTTTGTTATGCCTCAGGGAAAGCCATACAGCAAGATCGGTAAGGCTGCTGCGAAGCCGATGCCTAAGAAGCGGAAGAAGAAGAAGTAATGGCTAGGAAGCGACCAACGCCTAAGCGCACCTCGGTAAAGCGGTCTGCTAAGAAGGGTGCTAGCTCAAGTCGCCCTCCGGCGATTGACCATCCTCGTAACCCCACTGGTGCTGCTATTGGGTCTACGACGAGGAGCGGTTATCAAGGCGCATCGCAGAACTCGGGGATTCCTAATCCTTATGAGTACGTTTCTCATCAGGCGCGACGACGTGATCGGTTTAATCCGAATGCTCGTCCCGGCGGCACTGTGGCGGCTCGTCCGGGTCAATCGTCTTCTCGTTGGCCTGGAAGTGAAGCTGGGACGCCGTGGCGGCATGAACGCATTGGCCGACCAACGCCTTCGCGTTATTATCGCGATGGCGGCACGCCGCTGCCACCTACACCGCCTCCGAATCCAACGGGAACTCCAGATGTTGCTCCTCCAGCAACTCCTGTTGTTGGTAAACCACCGAAGGTGACAGGCTGATGGCTAGCGGACTGTACGGCATCACGTTCCTCAACGCTCTGAAGAACGATCTTGCCCTTGATCTGGACGACACGACCGCTGACCGGTTCAAGGTCATGCTGGTTACGTCGTCCTACACCCCTGACTTCGGGGCGCACGACTTCAAGTCGGATGTTACCAACGAGGTGTCTGGCACCGGCTACGACGCCGGCGGCAAGTCGCTGAGCTCGGTGACCCTGACCCAGTCGGGCGGCACAATTACGTTTGACGCTGCCGACCTGACGTGGGCGTCATCGACCATCACGGCTCGAGGGGCTGTGGTGTACGACGATTCGCTGACAAACGACCCGCTGATCTGTTACATCGACTTTGGTGCAGACAAGTCGTCGTCTGCTGGTGACTTTGTGCTGACGTTCAACGCGTCTGGCATTTTCACTCTTGATCTGACCCCGTGAGGTTGACTCGTGGCTACTAACTTTCCTGGTTCGGTTGATGACGCTGCAACGGTTGGCGATGCGACGCATCCGTCTGCCGATGAGGCGTTGTCGTCTACGGACGGCGGTCCTGCTCATCATGCGTTGCATCAGAACGTAGGTTTGGCGATCAACGCGATTGAGGACAAGGTTGGTACGGGCTCGTCGACTCCTGCTGCGAACACTGTGTTGACAGGTACTGGTTCGGGCACGTCTGCTTGGGCGACGGTCAGCACTGCGATGATCGGTGACGATCAGGTGACGGCAGCGAAGGTTGCTGATGACGCTGTCACGAAGGTTGTTGTTACAGACACGACTGATGCAACGGCTTTTCCGGCGTTGTTTGAGAGCGCTACTGGCAACTTGACGCCGCATACTGATGCTGGTTTGACGTACAACGCGAGTAATGCGACGTTGACTGCTACGACGTTTGTTGGTGCGTTGACCGGCAACACGACTGGCAATGTCACTGGCAACGTCACTGGCAATGTCACTGGCAACTTGACTGGTGACGTGACTGGTGACGTGACTGGCAACGTAACCGGCAACCTGACTGGCAACGTAACCGGTGATGTTACGGGCGCCGTGACTGGTACTGCTTCTAACGCAACACAGCTTGGCGGTGTAGCGGCAGCAAACTACCTGCGGTCAGACACCGACGATACGTTTAGCGGCAACCTGACCGTGACTGGTCTGCTTGATGTCAGCAGTCAGGCAAAGATCGAGTTTGGTAACGAAAACGATCAGATTAGGTACAGCGACACAGACAACCAGTTTCAGTTTTGGGCTGACGGGAACAAGCACGCCACCCTGGGAGCACCGTCAATTCGGATGCACCGGACTGACGGGACGCTCATTGCAGACTCCCCGCCTGCTGGTACTGGCAACGATGCCGAGTGGGCGGTCTTCGCAGGCACCAATGTTCTTTACCAGAACACGTCGGTCGCTGCGGACAAAGAAAACATCTCTGCGGATCTAGGCACGCATCTGACTGCTGACATGATCGACTCGGTGGTGCCAAAGATGTGGAACCGCATTACCTCTCCTGGCATTCCTGAGATTGGTCCAATCGCTGACGAGGTTGACGAGGTGTCGCCGTTCTTGGCGGCACACGGTACTGACGCTGACGGCGATCAGGTTCTGACTGGTATCAACAAGACGGCTTGGATGTCGTTGATGACGTTGGCTCTACAGGATATTCGTACTCGACTTGCAGCCTTGGAGGGCTAATGGAAATTACTGCTGAGGAGGTAGTGCAGGTGATGCGGGAACGGTTCCCCCTGCACTTGGAGATCGCCGTGCAAGCGGTGCAGATTGCGAAGTTGTCGCAGCCGCAGGAGGCTGCTGAGGAAAGCTAATGGCTACGAACTACCCAGGGTCGCTGGACACAAGCACACAGCAACCGTCGCCGTCTGCCTCGACGGAGATGGATGATTCTGGGTTTGAGCACGATGCTGTCCACACGAATCATTCTGGCGCGATTATTGCGTTGGAAACGAAGGTTGGTACTGGCGATTCAAACGCTGTTGCTAATTCAGTCTTGGCTGGTACTGGTTCGGGTACGTCTGCGTGGACGACTGGTGCGTTGGCAAACGACATTAGTGGAAACGCTGCTACGGCGACTGCGCTAGAGACGGCCCGCACGATCAACGGCACGTCGTTCAATGGCACGGCCAACATTACGGTGACGGCTGCTGCGGGCACGCTTACGGGCGGCACGTTGAACTCTGGGGTGACGGCTTCGTCGTTGACTTCGGTTGGGACGCTGACAAGCTTGACAACCTCGGGAGACATTACTGGCACGTCAGACACGAACTTCTTTGTGAAGAACGACTCGGGCGAAGAGATTCTGTTCCAAGAGTCCAGCAACTCAATTTTTATCAAGACGAACGGCACCTATCGTGCGAAGTTCGCTTCCAACGGCGATTTCGTCCCTTACGCCGACGGTACTTATGACCTCGGTACGTCGTCAGCGACGTGGCAGCACGCCTATCTGAACTTTGTGCATGTTGATGAGGTTCGTGGCAGCAACGGATCAGCTAGCGACCCGGCGTTCACGTTTACCAGCGACGGCGATACGGGCATGTACCGCTACACCACGAATCAGGTAGCGCTTACGGGAGGCAACACCGTTTGTTTGATTGCTGCTTCTGGCACCGTCAACACCGCAGGGCTGTCAACCTCAACGACGAGCGGCTACCAGTACGTTCTCCGCAATACCACGTTCGGCACGCTCTACCGGTACACCTCGAGTACGGATGTTAAGGAAAACATCACGAACGTCACGGCGTCAGATGCCGGAGCGTGGATGGACGCGCTTCAACCGGTCACGTTCAACGAACGCTGGCTGCAAGAAGGCACCGAGTCCGACGAGGACCGTGCGTTCCGAGAGGCCGACATTCAGGTCGGTTTTGTTGCTGACGACGTTCTCGCCAACTCGACTATCGCCAAGTTCGCTCAGGTCGAAGACGTGGACGGCACGCTCAAAGGCGTTGGTTGGAAGTGGGAGTGCGTGATCGCTGCGGCTGTCGCAGAGATCAAGTCGCTGCGTACTCGGGTTGCTGACCTAGAGGCGGCATAGCCCCATGACCGCATACCGGTCATCGAACGCGTACCGCAAAGACCTCCTCAGGTACGACGGCACGGTCGTAGTCAACGTCACCGTCACCCCTGCTGTCATCGCAGGCACCTCCACAGCCCCCGCAGTTACCGTCACTGAAGGCTCGGGCGTCACCGTCACGCCAGCAGTCATCGCAGCCACCTCGACAGCCCCTGCTGTCACCGTTAGCGAAGGCACGGGCGTCACCGTTACCCCCGCTGCTATCGCTACAGCGGCGACTACACCTGCTGTTACCGTAGAGATCCTGCTTGTCGTCAACGCCGACACGGTTGCTGGCACGGCAGCGCTTCCCGCAGTCACGGTCACCGAGGGCGCTGGTGTCACAGTCAATGTTGCGACTGTGTCTGGTTCTGGACTTATTCCAGATCCGACCGTCACCGAAGGCACGGGTGCCACAGTTACACCTGCGGCTGTCGCAGCAACCTCCACGGTCCCTGCCCCGACGGTCACCGAGGGCACGGGCGTGTCGGTAGCGCCGTCACAGATTGACGGTTCGAGCACGGTTCCGTCGCTGGATCTTGCAATGCGGTTTGTACCAACGACTGAGAACATTTTGCCGCAGGTCGATGTGGTGCCGTACCACACCAACGATCCTGCTCGTCGTTTGGCACGGTTCCGCACGCCAGGTGCCCGTGGCCGCAACGTGTTTATCCTGACCAGCGGTGCAGTGACGACCCGTCAACCGGGTGATCCGGCGACGATTAGTCGGACGTTGTTGGGCGGGCACGAGTCGCCTACTGATCTAACATCAGAAGAGTTGGATGCGCTGGTTGGCGCTGGATTTACCGTGGAGGTGCGGTGATGCCAAGGTACGACTACCGCTGCAAGGTGTGCGGTGCGGTTGAAGAGACGGTGCATGGGTTCAACGATGACCCTGACATGTTCTGCTTGGAGTGTGGTGCGGTGATGGGCCGCATGTTGGGGATGCCGTATGTGTCGCCGTCAGCAGTGCCGTCACGCAACAACGTCATCGACCTCGAGGCGACGAAGCAAGCTGAGAAGGAGAAGGTGGCTGACATGGACGCATACAAGCGTTTGCGTAAGAACGGTGTGCAGCCGCCGTCGATCAATGGGTCCGCACGGCTCGAGGCCAAAGCGGAAGAAAAGCATGAGGTAAACTCCGGCAAGACGTTTGCGACCGCTACCGGTCGTAAGCGTGGCATGGGACTTGTGCGGGATGCGTTGGGTGAATAATGACTGCTCAGACTTGGATTGACGAGACGCGTGACCTGCTTCTCACCGACTATGTAGAGGAACAGGCAACGCTTGCCGGTGCGCTGGATGCGTCCAGCACGTCGGTCAGCTTTGCGTTGCCGTCCGCTGTCGTGCCCGGTGTAGTTGCCGGCGCAACAATCGAGATCGGCACAGAGCTCATGTATGTGTTCTCTGTGACGGGCGCTGGTCTGGCGACGGTCAAGCGTGGCTACAAGGGGTCGGAGGCCGCTGCACACTCGGACGGCGACCTTGTCACCGTGAACCCGAAGTTTCCTGCCTATCAGATCCTCGACGCGCTCAACCACGAGCTGCGAGATCTGTCGTCGCCGCAGCACGGTCTGTTCCAGATCAAGACCGTTGAGGTCACGTTCAACGCAGCCCAGGACGGCTACGACCTGACCGGCGTCACCGACGACATCCTGTCGATCTACCAAGTGACCTACTCGGACCCTGGATCGGAGGCGTCAGAGCCTGCGATCACCGAGTATGCGTTGCGTCGCGACCGCAACACTTCGTCGTTCGCATCGGGCTACGGCCTGATCCTGCACTCGGATGCGTGGCCTGGGCAGGCTGTGCGTGTTCTGTACAAATGCGGATTCGGCACCCTGACCGACGGCACTACGGCGCTGTCTACGACCGGCCTGCACCCTGAGGCGTACGATCTGCCGGCGCTAGGTGCTGCACTGCGGCTGATGTCGTCGCGTCCGATCCGACGCGAGTTCCTCGATGAGCAGGGCTCAGCACGGTCTGCTGAGGAGGTTGTGTCTGGTGCGATCTCGGCGTCGATGCGTGACCTGCGTGCTTTGCGCCTTGACCGGATCAACGCAGAAACGACCCGCCTGTACAGCCAGTACCCGGCGACCTGGACTCGTTCGGGCGGTAGGACGCAGACTTCGATCTACCGAGGGGTGTAGCGATGGCGCACGCTGCGGAGCGGCTGCCTGTCACGATTGACGGCCGGTCATACTTGATCGAGACGGAAGGGTACAGTCGCACGACTGTGCAGACGTTGCGCGAGCAGCGGGACACGTCAGGCGAGGCCGGCGAGCAGCGCCTGAACACCCAGTTCTGGGTGCGGTCGCAAACTGACTGGTCGCGTGGTGCCGGCCAAGAGTACTTCGATAACGACGATTCGGATCGTCGCCGGTTCTACACGTCGTCGGGCATTGACCCGTGGACAAAGGGCCAGGTGTCGCTGCTGCCTATCACCGAAGACAAGGGCAACACCGGCAACGACGTGATCATGAAGGTGTTTACTGGCAGCGGCACGGACTACATGTACGTCGCTTCGGGTACCGACCTGTACTACTCGTCTAATTTTGACACGGCGTCGCCTACCTGGAACACGGTTACCGCATTGGCGTCACCGCAGACCATCACAGACTTCACGTCGGACGGCACGTCAATTTTTATTGCGTACGGGTCAGCACGACATCTGGCAAAGACCGGCATCAACTCGACTACGCAGCCGTCGTCGCTGGGATCGTCAGAACCAGACAAACTACGGTACGTCGGCGGCAGACTAATCGAGTTAGACGGCAACACAATTGAAGAGCTCGCCGCTAACGGCTCGGTGCTGGGATCTGCCACGTTCTCGCTGACCCACGGCAGCGTCTGGGAAGACGTGTGCGTCGGCCCGGTCGGCCTGTACGCAGCCGCCAACAGCAACAACACCGGCTCGCTGTACTTCCTTGCTGCCGGCAATGACGGAGCCATCACTAGCCCGCAGCAGGTTGCTGATCTGCCTCGAGGCGAAACAATCAACGCAATCGAGTCGTACGGCGGGCTTCTGCTAATCGCAACAAGCCAGGGGTTGCGTGTTGCTTCGATGAACCAAGACGCAAGCGTTAGCTACGGACCCGTTATTGATAACGGCGGCGAAGCGTTCTCGTTGGCGACCGGCGACCGGTTTGTGTGGTTTGGCACTGGCAGCGGCCAGGTGTACCGGGCTGACTTGTCTGTGTTTACGGAGACGTTGGTGCCGGCCTGGGCGTCAGATGTTGTATCGACGGGCGGTTCTGCCGGCAACGTGACCTGGGCGGCTCGAGTTAACGGCAAAGTGTATTTTGTTGACGCTGCGAACGGTGTGCAGGGCGAGGCTGCGTCGGGTGACCGTGTGGCGTCAGGCACGCTGACTGTCGGGGACGTGCGTTGGAACAGCCAGTTCGACAAGTCGTTGCGGCAGGTTGAGGTGCGTGCGTCGCCTACGTTGGCTGTGGCTGGGGCGACTGAGTACAACCAGTCAGGCGAGACGTACAACGACTCCGATTTGTTCTACAACGGTTTGGCAGCGCCCGTGTCTGGCACAATCAAGGTGACGTTTACGCCTGACACCGGCAACGACCTGGCTGTGTTGACGTTGACTGACCGTGTGTCGAAGGTTGTCGAGTACAGCTTGTCGGACAAGTACACGGTGAAGTTTACGTTGGAGCGTGACGCTACGACGACGACTGCTGGCCCGAACTTGGAGTCGTGGCAGTTGTTGGCGTTCCCGGCCCCGACTCGTATCGACGAGATTGTGTTGCCGGTCGTGATGAAGAAGCGTGTGGCGTCCTCGAGGGGGATGGGTGCTGCGGTGCAGCAGGATCCGCAGGGCGAGTATGACGCTTTGCGTGCGTTGATGGTCGCTAAACGGGTTGTGACGTATCAGGAAGGGTCGCGATCTGACACGGTAGTAATCGATCAGATGTCCATGTCTGCGGAGCATTTGTCGGCTGACGGCGACTGGTGGGAAGGCACCATGACACTCCGCATCTTGACTGTGCCGTAAGGTTATGCACAACACGGCGGGGAGGTTGTGGATATGAAGAAGCTCGTGATCGATATCGAGACGAGTCCGAACCTTGGGTACATTTGGGGGTTGTGGAACCAGAACGTCGGTCTGAACCAGATCGAGAAGACCGGATCCGTGATCTGTTTCGCTGCGAAGTGGCACGGGGCCAAGAAGGTGATGTTCTATTCAGATCATCATGACGGCCACGACGAAATGGTCGCAGCGGCACACGAGCTCTTGTCGGCTGCTGACGCTTTGATCCATTACAACGGCAAAGCGTTCGACGTGAAGCATCTGCAGCGTGAGTTCCTGTTGGGTGGGCTACCGCCGGCGGCACCGCACGTCGACATTGACCTGCTAAAGACGGTCCGGTCACAGTTCAAGTTCCCGTCCAACAAACTAACCCATGTCTCCGAGGCTTTGGGCATCGGCAAGAAGACTCCGCACACCGGGTTTGATCTGTGGCGTGACTGCATGATGGGCGACGACAAGGCTTGGGCGTTGATGAAGAAATACAACGTCCAAGACGTGCGGCTGACAGAAGAGCTCTATGACAAGCTGCTCCCTTGGATCCCGAATCACCCCAACGTGGCCTTGTTTGACGACCGTCCAGATGCGTGCCCGCAGTGCGGCGCTACTGGCACGATGGAAGCAAGCGGCATGCGACGCACGAAAACGATGCAGTATCGACGCTACCGTTGCAAGGCTTGCGGCTCTTGGGTCAAGGGTCGCGTGGCTGAGCCGACTGCTCGACCTACTTATGTCTAACGCGTTTCTAGTGCTCGCAACCTGGCTTCGTGGTCGTCTAGCGTGTCCCGAACCCGATCAAAGTTCTCTTCGCCACGCGCAAGACGGACCTGAATGCTAATGAGGATCTTGCTGACCCAGGCCATCCACGGCAGCAGCAAGACCGTCAGTATCGTTAGCATCCCCGTCGCTGCGTCCACGGGATGACACGGTAGCACACCAAACCTGCATGAGCTCGGCTGCGAAGTCTGCGTCGAGAACCGCTACTCGTCCAACCTTGCGGCCTTTCTCGGTGCGGCGGTCGCCGTGGATCGCAAACAGCACCCACGGGTTGTTGCCGGCCACCCGGCGCAGCTTCGGAATCCAGTCGAACAGCGCCCAGGTCTTACGGAACTTGACTTCGACGGTGAACGGGGCGCAGTGGATGTCGTGCGACTCGAGCGACGCTTCGGTGCGGTGAGCGTCACGAAACCCTGCCTGCTGTAGGAGCTCGAGGATCTCGTTCTCGCCGGCGGTGCCTTTCTGCTTGGCTTTGCTCATCTGGTAGTGTCCTCCCGTGCGGGCGTGGCGGCGAACCAGCAAAGCCCTGTTGGTGTTTTTCTACATTACAGCGTGGTTTGCGCCGGCAGCGCAGGCTTTGACGAGCGTCGCCCTTGGACCCGACCAGACCTATTACGACCACGCCCTAACCCTTGATGGCGAGACGTTGTTGCATGTCACGTTTGATTCGAACGTGGCGTGCCCGCTGGATTTCAGCACCACGATTGACCCGTGGCTGAGGTTGTTGGACGCTGACGGCAATATCGTTGCCGATGACGACGACGGCAACCACAACGAACAAGACAACTGCTACGGGTCAAAGCTGCATTTGACTCCGCCTGCTGGTGATTATGTACTCAGATTCCGAACGTACCAAGAGCAGTCTGGAATGGATGTTCCAGAAGGCTCAGGAACCGTTAGCTGGTCAACCGAGGGATACTCCCCTCCCACGACCACAACGACCACCTCGACTACGACGACATCGACTACTACGACGACGACTACAACGACGACTACGCTTGCTCCCACAACAACGACGACGACGACAACGGTCCCGGTGACCACGACGACGGAGGCACCGCCATCTACCACTACAACGACGACCACGACGACTACGACGGTCCCGCCAACTACAACGACCACGACGCTGCCGCCCACGACGACAACGACAACAACGACCGTTCCTCCGACTACGACTACGACGACGACGCTGCCGCCTACAACCACGACGGTGCCGCCTACCACGACTACTACGTCATTACCGCCGACGACGACGATCCCACCGACGACGACCTCTACGTCAACGTCCACTACTACGAGTACGACAACGACCCTGCCCCCTACGACAACGGTTCCTCCGACGACGACGACGACGACCCTCCCCCCGCCGCCGCCCTCGTTGCCGCCTGAAGTAGAAGAAGCTGTCGAGCTCGTAGAGCAGATCGCTGACGAAGAACTTGCCGAAGAAGTCCTCGAGGTGCTGACCGAGGAAGAGATCACGGTCGAAGACATCGAGCAGGTGGTGCAGGACGAAGCGTTTGACACGTTGACCGATGAGCAGGTCGGCGCGATCTCCGTCGCCCTGAACGACCAGGAAGACGAAGTCAAAGAGGCGTTCGAGGAAGAAGTCGACGTGTTTGCCGGCGCTACTGAGGAGTACGTCCCGGCCGGCAGCCGTGTCGACGTTGAAGATCGTCGTGCGATCATTGCTGTACAATCTGCGGGTGTCGCTGTAGCAGCAGGTGCTGCACGACCGAAGCCGCCCGCCCCGCCAGCGCCCACTGCGCCAGGGTCGGCACCTACTACTGGAGGACCAAGCCGAGGCTCTAGGAGTAGGAATGATTAGAAGGTTCGTGAAGGCGGTGCTGCGGGAGTCGTCTGCGCTGGCTTGGACGGTCGGCGGCGTGGGCTTGGTGCTGATTACGATGTCGGGCCGCACTCTTGAGTGGGGTCTGTGGATCGCAGGGGCAAGCCTGTTTGCTCACCTTGTTGGTGTCATCCTGGGCGATGACTGACTGATAAGGTAGATCGCATGTTCTCTACTGCTTTGTTCAAGGACTCTGCCGAGCGTGCTGTCTCTGCTTTTTGTCAGACTCTTATTGCTCTCGTCGGCACTGATGGTGCTGGCATGCTTGACGTTGGTCTGGCTGACTCGCTGAAGGCTTCGGCGATCGCTGGCCTGCTGTCTATCGTAAAGTCGTACGCTGCGATCAAGGGTCCGATCGGCGGCGCTAACCCCAGCATGGTCAACCTCGACGATGAGTAAGATCCCGGTCACCTCGAGCCGGGTCAAGATCGAGGGGCTGCACCCTCGGTTCATCGCACGCCTCGAAGCTTTCTTTGCTGACCCCCGTATCGCTAACCGTGTCGCTGTCGTGTCCGGTGTGCGTTCGTACGCGCAGCAGAAGTACCTGTACGACGGGTACAAGGCTGGCAAGCGAGGCTTCAACCTTGCTGCGAACCCAGACCGCAAGCTCCGCAACGGGTTCCAGGGCAGCTACCACATGGCCCAGCCGGCCTTCGACGGGTTCGGTTACGCCGTAGATTTCCGCATCACGGGCAAGGGCATCACGACTGGCGAGGTCAAGAAGATCGCCGCCGAGTACGGGATGCATGCTCCTGTCCGTAGCGAGTGGTGGCACCACACTCCTGGCAGCGTCAGGGGCAGCAAGTTCGAGTGGCTCCCTTACGACCAGGGCAAGGAGCCGCCGTCACCCAGCCCGCAGAACGTGCTGGCCGAGGTCGCCAAGTTCGTTGAGGCGTGCAAGGACACTGTGGTCCGCAAGGGTGACCGAGGTGCCGTCGTGGAGTTCTTGCAGACGCAGCTCGACAAGGACGGCTACCGCCTGACTCGTGGCCGCAAGCCTGGTGCCGGCATCGACGGCGCGTTCGGCAAGATGACCGACAAGGCTGTCAAGCAGTTCCAGAAGGACGAAGGGTTGACTGTCGACGGTGTGGTCGGCCCGAACACTTGGAACGCGTTGCTAGAGTAGACGTTGCGGGCATGGTGCGTAGGGAGATCCTACGACGGGTTGGTTTGGCCTGTTGAAACACCTGCAACAGAAACCCCCCTGTTGAGCTGAGCTCCAGGGGGGTTTTCTATTCTGGGAACATGTCTTCGACGTGATCTGGCACAGCGAAGCGGGCGCAGTTCTCGAGCGCGATCTCTGCAATCAGCTGCCACACGGCTCGTTCCTGATCGATGGTTAGGTCGAGCCAGGGTTCGACGGTCGTTGCTGCGATAGGCAAGCTGTCGTACTTGTCCCATCCGATCACGATGAGTCCTGCGAAGTCTTCGTCGCCGTCGAGGTTCATTCTTGGACTGTACCAGCCGGGTGTGTCAGCTTGTACTGACCCTGACCGTAGGTGGGGCAGAAGGCGTAGTGCAGGTTGCCGGTGCGGGTCGGGCCGGCGCACTCGTAGCATTGCATGTCGTAGCCGTTGCGGTCCCATGACCGCTGCGGGCGTAGCCCTCGAGCTCTTGCCATCAGCGTGCCGAGCGGCGGCGGGAACTCGCGTCCTTCGGCGGCGTACACATCGAGTGCTTGGCGGATGAGGGAAGGGTGTAGGTCGCCTGCGTGCTGCGCCCATTCGTTTGTCGTTTCAGCGGTGACTTTCATCGCTGTGCCCCACAGGGTTTTTGCGTGGGCCACAAGGTCGGCTGCTTCGTGTCGTTTCATTTGCATACCCAGTGTTGCCAACCGCCTTCGGGGGCGGCGAGTGCCAGCCATGCTGACACCCAGATGTTTGCTGCGGGGTCGAATACGTCGGCCCCTGGCATTCCTGCTCGTTCTGCCCGGTCGGGCCAGTAACGGGTCAAGTGTTGCATAAGTCCTGATGCGCTACTGTTTGGGTTCTTGGCGTCTGGCCGTCCAGCGCTTTCGCATTGCATGATTCGGAGGAACCGATGGATATCAGCGTCGTCACCGCCGAATGCGAGAACTGCTTCTGTAACGGCTGGTCGCCACCGCTCGACGTTGTCCCAGAACACGGTGGGTGCCTGCGTTGTGGGTGCCGGCGGGGTCGTTGTTGTCGTGCTGGTTACTGTTGTGGACGTGGAGGGGATCGAACCCTCGTGACCCGCTGATGCAGTAGCCTCAGCAGCGAACCCGACGTTCACGCCCGTCAGCGACAATGTAGTCGATGAGGGCGGCACGGTCGTAGATGTCGGGACCGTCGATTTGGCGAGCGTAGGCTCGTAGCTCTGCAAGGCTGAGGTCGTGGACGGTAACGGGTCGTCCGCAGCGCATGCCGTCAGAGCCACCAGGAGCGCCGCTGTTGCGCTCAGGAGCCATCGTCGGCCTCCGATGCCATCTGTTGCTTCAGGAGCTCCCATTGGCGCTCCTCGTCGTTCTGGCGGGCTTCAACGATTTCGTCGTTCCAGCATTCTTGGTTGAGCCACGTCGCAGGGTGAAGAATGAACCCCCCTGCCACCCGGCCGTCAAAGTCCCGGTACGTTCGCATTGCTTCCAACAGGCGGTCATGGCCGACCTTCTTTGCTGCTTTGACATAAGCCTTCCTGGCCTCAGGCTTCCGAACCTTGCGTGGGTACTCGCTCCACCAGGTATCGAAAGGTTGTTCGTTAAGTTGTTCATCCGCTTGCGGATGGACGATATGTTCTTCGGTAACAAACTCAAGTTCTAATGGGTCTGGTTCTGGGGGAGACGCTACTGTCTCGCCCCCCGAGACACTGATGTCTCCCCTGATCCGCATCACGACGTAAGTGTTCGAGGTCTGCGAACCGTTCGCCCGGCTGCGTTCTGTGACCCTGATCCAGCCGGCGTCACGCAACTCCGCAATGCATCGCTGCACCGTCCTGGGCGATAAGTCAGTGCGGTCACCGATCGTTGCCTTGCTAGGCCACGCAGCTTGTTGCTGGTTTGCAGCCTCGGCCAGCACAGCGTAGACACACACTGCGCTGGCCGAGACGCTGCCAATCATCCTGAGTGGGACAATGGCGAATGGGTGATCAACTGCCACTCGGCAGTTCCTCCATTTGGTAGATGCCGGTCAACAAGAACCGGCGTATCAACAACGAACGACTCACCCCATCGTCCGCTGCGAGCTTGGTCAAACGGTCAAGCACGTCCTGGGGCAGACGCAGCGTCACCGCTGTGTCGTTTGGCATTAGAACGGCTCCATGTCTGCTGCCGGATACGTTTCACCGCTTGCGAACGTAACCTGCTCTGTCGCACCTGGGAACGCCTGCTTCACAGCTTGAGCTCCGTCTCGAGGCGGCATCAGCATCGCAGCAACGTCGTACACCGACATCTGCCACTTCTGCTCGCCGTTGTACTCGCTTTCTTTGAGCTTGCCTCGCACGACGACCGTGCGGCCCTTGCCGCTGCCGGCAGCGTACGCTTGCCCCTCGGCATCGGAGTTGTCGCGTCGGTCGGGCCACGCTGTCAACGACACCCAGATCGTCGGGTCGTCCTTGCTGCGGCCCAGCATGCGGTTGTCGATCGCGAGCGACGACTCCCAGATCACCTTGTCGACGCCTTGCGACGTGACTTCCTTACGGATCCAGTCCTTGCCGAGCCGGCCCTTCAGGAACCGCTCTTGTCCGTCATTCAGATTCATTGTTTGTTTCCTCCTGCTCTCGGGCGAGAGCCTTGTCGAGAACGTATGTTTCCTGGCACCAGAGCTCAAGCCCCAGTCCTACGCGCATCGCACACCGCTTGACGGCGTCCGACACAGCGTTCTTTGCGTTCAACCCGTCGTTCTGGCCGGGCCGTTCGCACTCACCGATTTCGTCAATGACGGTCACCATGCCGTCGATCAAGAACTGCATACGCAGCACCACGCCCTGGACCTGACCCTCGGCGTTGCGGATGATCTGCGTCACCTCCTGCGAGCACGGCCCAAGCTTGGCGAGCAGCATCTGCTGAATGTCTGCGTGCGAGCAGTAATCAGCAGCGAAACCGCCTGGCTTCTGCTTGATGTATGACTTCGGGATCCTCTTGGCGAGGGTTTGTAGTTGACTGATCATGGGTTTCCTGCCCTTTCGTCGAGGTCGCGTTCGACCCTGTTTGTTGCCAACTGCCGGACCACGTCGTCCAACAGGTGATCACAGACACCTTCTCGCGTCAGCAGCACAAGTGCGTTGGCGATCGTATCGCTGTCGTTCCAGATGCGCTCGATGCGTCGATCGATCTCGTCCTCGATGCGGTCGTTGTGTTCGACAGAACGCATCCAGCTGTGCGCTGCGGCTTCAGGACTCCTCACGGTGCGCCCTTTCGATCAGGTCGACCGACTCCTCGTCCTCGGACAGGCTGCGGCACACGGTGTTCCACTGGCAATACGCACAGTTCCAAGGGACGGCGCCCTTCTGCTGGTACTCGGGCCGGTCGAGGATGAGCTTCAACTCGCCGTTATCGCGAGGCACTAACGTCGGCGCAATCTGGTCCTTAGCGTAGTAGCGGGCTGCGTACTGGAAGTGACGCAACTCCTGCATCGCGATGTCGTACGGCGTCTGCCCGTTCCACCAGTCGGTCGTTTCGTGCATGTCGAGATGCCATTGCATCATGTTGCCGGCCTTGATCCCGGCCCGATAGTCAGATTCCTTTGCCGCATACACGAGCAGGATGGAATCGGCTTCGATGCCGAGCGCATACAACGCAGCCTGCGCCACATGCTCACGCTTCGGGCCTTCGTCGCGACCGGGGTACGGCCACGCCAGCTTCGCTGCGTATCCGCTGACCGTCTTGATCTCCAGAATCGTGCGGGTGCCGTCGTCAAACGTGATGATGCCGTCGCAGTGACCGGACAGGCCGAACTCCTCGATGCCGTGACCGACCTTCTTCGACACCTCGGTCAGGTCAATCGGCACCTCGCTTTCGAAGTACCAGTTGTTGCCGTCGCACTCCAGCGCAGCCTGAATGCTTGCGTGGATGGCGTTGCCGATCTCGAAAGCCATGTACGTCTGAGCCGAGTATTCCTCGGACTCCATCGCCCCATGAGCTCCGAAAGTGCGCGCACGAATGCACGAACCGGCTCCCGACACCCTGAACGGTGTGTCGAAGGCCGTTGGTTTCGGCCCTGCTTCCTCACGCAGACGGACCTGATGGTCCATCCACTCTTTCTGTACGTCCAACATGGACTCTCCTTGTTTGGTTGAAGTGATCGTTGATTCGTTGACGCTGAGCGATGGCCGCACGGTCCCGGCGGTCACGCACCCAGCGTTCGTAGGTCATGCTGCGGGCGACGCCGAACCCAACAACGGCGCCGCCCACAGCAGCCAGCACGAGCATCAGAACGGCTCGTTGGCGTAGCTGAGATCGTTGATGATCTCAGCCTGAGTGTCGTAGTATTCAGCCATCATCGCTGCAGCTTCGTGCGGGTCGCCGTACTCATCGCTGTCGTTCTCGACGTGCCAGTCGGTCACCTCGTGAGCGAGCTGCCGGCTGAGATGGTCGGCGTCCTCACGGGTCAGGCGGAACGTCACCGTGCTGCCTTCGCTGCTGTCAGGGACTTCGGTGGTGATTGTCACAAAGAACAGGTCACCGCTTCGGGAAACATGGATAAACATTGCTGTACCTCCAAGTACGAGTGTAACACGATGTGTTACTGGTTTGGTTGTTTTCTTTGACGCCGGCGCTCACGTTGCCGTGCCGCACGCTGCTCGAACCGGACACGATGCCGATCCTCAGGCGTCATCGCAGCGTAGATCCCATAGTCATCTTCGTAGCGTGGATGGTCCGACGTGATGTACTCCCGGCACTCCTCGAGGACCGGGCAGGCCAGACAGATCGCCTTGGCATCCTTGATCTCCTGCAGCGCCTTGCCAGACGCCGCACCCTTTACCGGGAAGAACACCTCGGTGTCGTAGTCGCGACACGCAGCGTCGACCATCCAATCTGTCACTCGTCCATTCCCCCTACGGCTAGAGCTCGAGACAGATCCTCGCACAAACCCGGCGGCAGCGAAACAGTTGTCCCTGTCCGAGGGTTGATGATCTTCCACTCAAGCGAGTCATTGAACGACACCTGCGGCCGGAACCGCAACAGAAACGTCCGCTGTCGAGCCTGCTCAACAATCTTGGTTGCTGCTTCCCAAATGTCGTCGTCAGCACGGTTGACCAGGTTCATGACGGTGCTGTGATCTCGAGCCATCATCGAACCGATCTGCAGGTAGCTGTACCCCAAGATGCGAAGCGCTACCGACGCGACCCGTCGAGCCTTGACCTTGTTGCGTGACCGATTGGGCCCCAGCATCTCGTCGATGTCGACGCCGGCCCACTCCGCAGACGCCTGAATAACCTCAGCGTCGTACACGGCGCGCCTCCCGCAGAACCTGCTTCACCCAATCCGACGGCCGTTGATCCGACCGCAGATCCAGCGACTCATTCGGGTGCCGCAGAATCTCTTCGTGCTGCAACGTGCTTGTGTTGTCTTTCATCATTTCCTCCTCGTAGTCCCCGGCGGCAGATGACAACCGCACGGGCAAAGCGGACGGGCAACCCGCACGCTCGTCTCGTCGTAGAGACTTCCCTCGACGCACTCGTACCCATCGGGCACCGAGCACTTATGGTTCTTTCGTTTCTTCATCACACTCTCTCACAGTCGGCATACAGGTGCAGGTAGGGCATGCAGGTGTAGGCATGCAGGTGCAGCTAAGGGGCATACAGGTGCAGCTGTGTGCCCCCGCACGGGCCCGCCCTCGTTGA